CGTTGGCTCCTGATTGCGTGCCCAGAGCAGTGCTGTGATTTCCGCCGTTTCCGCCATTAGCAGTTAAAGCCACGCTTAAAGTATTTGAGTTTACGGTGCTTGCTCCGCCAGCATTGCCCGGAGCGCCTCCAGTGCCTCCAGCACCTAAAGCCACAATTAACGCATCATTTCTTGTCACTGCAATAGAGGATTTAATAGCTGTTCCGCCAGCACCGCCACCTGTTGCGGCGGCCTTAAAATTTGCATTCGCCGCTCCTCCGCCACCGCCCGCACCTATACAGTAAATGCTAACAGTGCCGTCTTTTGGAAAGTAATAAGTTCCTGACGTTGAAAAAAACAACACGTCTGGCGACCAGCCTCCGCCGCCACCGCCACCGCCACCAATAAAATCGCTTAATGAACTCATTAATAAACCCTCCAACCAATGGTCGAATTAACGTAAGTAAAAGTTAATGTCAGATTAGCTGTGTCAATTGTCATATCTTCAGCGGTAGACATAATATTTTCGCCGTTGCGCCCTACAACTGTGTCTGTAAAATCCTGCACTGCAACATATACAGTATCACCCGCGGTTGGGCTCGCAGGCAATGTAGCCGTTTGAGTTGCCGCAGTAGAAACAAACATCTCACCTGCTGACAATGTAGTGCCTGACGCTCCAGTACTAACATTACCTAAACGGAAGTGATCAGATTCAATTGTTGCCGCTTCCGCAGTCGTTGTAATTAGCTTGCCTGTGCCATTTGGCGTTATGTTAATGTTGCCATTAGAAACGCTAACAATACTGTTTCCATTGACATCCAAATCGCCGCCTAGTTGTGGCGTTGTATCAAGAACTATCTCGCCTGCCGCAACAGATGCCTGGATTACCCAGCTTAAATTACCAGCGCCATCAGTTTTTAAGATGTAGTCAGCAACACCGTCTGCCGTAGGCCAGTTAAGGCCATCTAATACAATCTGCCCTGTGCCGTCAGGGGCAATCGCAATGTCGCCATTTGATGCGCTAACAATAGAGTTGCCGTTTACATCAAGACTTCCACCAAGCTGAGGTGTTGTGTCTTCTACTACGTTAACTAGCTTGTTGGTGACATCGTTAATTTGGCTTGCGTTAACCGTGACTCCGTCGAGAATGTTAAGTTCTGCTGTAGTCGAGGTAACGCCATCTAAGATATTTAGCTCTGCGGCAGTAGACGTAACAGCCACTCCGTCTATTTCAAGCGTTACTGTCTGAAGCGTTGTTGAATTAACTTCGCCTGCTGAGCCATAAATAACTGCTTTGTCATTAACTATTGTTCCTGCGACAGATCCGTCAACAAGATTAAGTTCGGCGGTCGTTGAAGTAACGCCGTCAAGAATATTGAGTTCTGCGCCTGTAGACGTGACTGTTGTAGCGTCTAAAGTCAGCGTGGGTATGGTGACTGTGCCTGTAAAAGTAGGGCTTTCTAAGTCGGCCTTAGTTGCTATCGCTGTAGATATAGCATCGAATTCTACTTCGAACTCTACACCCTTAATAATTTTTGCAACGTCCCCGGTAGGCAGGGAATCTTTTACTTCAAAATCAGTAGTCTTAGTATAATCAGACATAACGTATCCCTATTCAAGAAAGAAAAGGGGCCATTGCTGGCCCCTAGAAGTGTTGCTTCTTACTCTGGAATAGCGAGTACGAAACCAGCTTCAGGACGATATACCTGAACACCGTACAAGCAATCTGCTGTGTACAGAGTCGAGAGGTATTCCTGCTTGTACTGAGTCTGCGAGCGAACTGCTTGCTGCTCAGCCATAACAAGAGCGTCATTGTGGAACAAAAGTGCCGCACGAACGTCGTCAGTTGATGCTGAGTTGTTAGCTGCAGTCTCGATAGTACGGCAGTTAGCTGAGACGTAAACGTCTACACCGTAGAGACTACCGATCAAACCACTGTTAGTAGCTTGACCTGCTACAAAGTCAGAAGACACGTATCGGTCGATACCCATGATGGTGTTACGAACCGAAGGAGGAATCACAAAGTGACGTCCATCCATTGGTACGTTGTTGTCATCAAGCTTCTGAATCATTGCTCGGAAGAACGCATCGTTAAATACGTCAGCCGCAACAACAGTGTCATCAGTGTACTGAGTTACAGTAGTTCCGCCGTCGTTAAAGAACGTAGCAGTGTTCTCGTAGTCAGCGCCAGTGTCTGCTGGAGAAAGGTTCAATGTGCCGTCACCGAAGCCAGTAGCCGCTGAGTGAAGGTCATTGTCAATCTGTACAGCAAGCGAGTAACCAGCATCTTCAGTGTAGAACTGACGGAGGCTAGAAAGCGCCTGTACTTCAACGATGTCTTCGATCAGACGTGAATACTCAAAGTGACGGTCAATGTCGACAGTCAATTCGCCTTCAGTGTTTGCGATAATTGTTACCGCAGTATCGGCAGACTTAGCATTCGCATCGCCACGAACTGGCTTAGGAATGTGAAGCTTATCGCCCTTCTTTCCTGACATGGCAATCTTCTTTACAAGAGGAGCCATTTTCAGGTTCTTTTGGTAGGCAGCAATAATTTCGTCTGACCAGATTTCTGGTACGAAAGTAGCCGCCTCTGTCTTCGCGGTAAAACCACCCGCGCCTGGGTAAGTTGCAGTAGCCATGTCAATCTCCTTTTAGATTACTTGACTCGACCCTCTGCGTACGCTTTTAAAATGTCATCTGCCATTAAAGAATAACGCTCGGGATCCGTTTTCATTAGTTTAATAATGTCGGCCCTGCGATATTGCTTCTCCTGCGTCCTCTCACCACTGCCTTTCGCATTACCTGTACTAGCGGCTTTGAGTTGCTGCTTCCGCACTTGCTTTTCAACATTTGCGGTTTGCTGAACAACTGTTTTTCTTTCCTTCCAGAGAGAAAACAATTCATCAGCAGCGTCAGCGTTATACTCTTTGTCTGCTTGTACAAACAACTGAGTCCTAATCTTTGAGGCTTTGATCCAATCGGCAAACTTAGGGTCATTCAGAATATTTTTCATATCTGGATGCCTGTTGTTAAGCTCTGCTATTGCAGATTGCTTTTTATAGCTTGCAGTATATTGTTCCGCTTCCTTAATCTTAGGGTGATTCTCAATAGCACGATAAACAGCAGCTTGAGGATCTGTGAAGTAATCAATATCACTTTCAGGCTCAACATCTTGCTTTTGAGGTGCTGATCGTGTCTGGGTATTAATATACTCATCCACTACCTTGCGAAGCTCACCCACTTCAGCAGAGTGCCGACTCATCACCTGTTCAACTTCTTGGTGCATCTGAACAACTTCTTTCAGAGATTTACCTCGGTATTTCTCTGGAACATTTTGCTCAGTGTCTTCCTCTACTGCAGCTTGAGGTTGCTCAATAGCCTCTTCAGGCTCTTGAATCTCGGTTGCTTCACTTTCAATGTCGCTCACATTATCCCCTTCAGGGTGCGAGTCAATCATTGTTGCTCTAGACATATTAAACTCCGTGAACTAAGTCATTATGGAGATTTACTTTTGCCAGCCTTTTCGTGTTCTCGTACCCACTTCATATGACGACCAGGAAAATCGCCGCTATGACCTTCGAGCACGCACTTCGGTGCTGACACCATTTTAGTAGCATTGGAACCGCATCCGCACCTACTGGTTGTGGTTCCGCTCTCTACCATCCTTTCAAAAACGTGTCCGTTCTCACAACGGAAATCGTATATCTTATACATACACGTCTTCTAACTCTTCTGCCTCTATCTGCTCTCGTGTTGCAGTAACCGTATCTGATAAGTTGATTACTGTCGCAAGCGCCGCTATTTGGCCTTTACGATAAAAGAGTTCCTGCTCATCTTTTACCGTTTGAATATCTGCGAGTTGTTTTGCGTTTGTTGAAAGCTCTTCAACAAGCTGCTTAAACCCCTCGCTGTTAAACAACTGATTGTAGTTGTCAAAGTACACCTCTAATTCAGGAGTCATACTTTTCCTTTTTAGTTTGTTGAAAACTGCCTTTTATCACGGATTAATAAAAAAGTCAGGCTTTTCTTGATCTTGCTGTCTTTTTTGCAATCCGTTTTGGTTGAGCTGAATGTTGTTTGCCCGCCGCAGTATCTTTGCGTTTCTTTCGGGTTGTCGCTGCATACTCTTTTGCGCTCAACGATTTAATTGCAGCTTTAGGCAAATACCGCTCGCCTGTTGCTTTTGACCCTTGCGTTGATGGCTTTCCCGATTTGGTTTGCCACTTTTGCTTAGTCCACTTTTTTAGAGACTTCTGAGGCTTTTTAAGTGCCATTACTTATAGCCCCCGCCTTTGGCTTTATATTCTTTAGCCAGCATCTGCGCTTTTCGAGCAGACCACTGACCGGGCTTGCCGCCTTTTCCACCCGCCTTGATCTTGTTAAACAAGTTCTTTCGCATAGTTGGCTTTGTGTAGTTTCCAGCCTGATTAACCTTAGACTTGCTTTTAGCAGGCATGACTACTTTTTCTTTTTGTTTTTCTTGTTAGTCATCATGCGCCCATTGCGTTTTGGCAAAGATACGGTTTTCTTTTTCTTTTTTGGTGTTGAACTCATTCCATAGCCTGGCATAACAATATCCTTACTTTTTGTGCGTCTTTTGAACGGCAAAGTCTGCTGACTTAGATGCGCCTTTGTGTGGTTTGTAACCACCAGAAGGATCTTTCATCAACTTATACTCTTTGCCTTGCTTCATCCAATGATAACCATCCGGAGCTTTAACTTTCATTTTGACTCACCACTTTGTCTTATGCGACCAATAACGCGCAGATAACTTGCTGGGATTGGCGTCCTGCGCATTGTGTCGCGCGTAATAACTTTTCTTTCGCGCTTTGTCCTTTGCTGATGTAGGATTTTTGCCCGCACCCTTTACGCCCTGCTGACCAAAACGAATTGTTTTGATCTTATCACCCTGCTTCGCAACTACAACATGCGATTTAGTAGGATGGCTGGGCGTTCTCTTCGGCTTGTTGAACCCGCTTACGCCCGCGCGTGCTAGTCTTGGGTCTTTCTTGGCCACCATTGTTAGACTCCTTCAGTTGGTTCAACTGGGACTTCAGGCTCTGTATCTCCAACTCCAATGGCTCTAGCTTCTGGTTGAATTTGAGGTATATCAACTGGAGTTCTCTGTCTGTCAACATTTAGTTTACCTTCCACTTCCTTTTCTTTGATTAGTGTTTCCGCAAGTTTCATTCTTCGTTCAAACTCACGATCGTCAGTATCACCTTCTTTTATATTTTTAGTGACTGCATTAATTCTGTCAATCTCAAGTTCAAGCGGCACAACTTGCGCCTCAGCAAGAAGCTTCTGCGCTCTTGCAGCAGACTCCTGCGCCTGAGAGTTTAGTGCATTTGTTTGAGACTGCTGGAACTGCATCTGAGACTGCTGAACCGCTACTTGCATCTGTTGCATCTGAGGATTTGGCTGTGCTGCCTGATTCATAGCTGCAAGCAACTCTTCGCGATTTGACAGGTTCATGTTGTCAATTACTGACTGAATCAAAGTCGCGTACAACGGAGAGTCTTGCCCCATTGTTTGAAGGAGCTGCACGAGCTGAGTAACCTCATACTCTCGAGCAATAATCCCGAGGGTGCTAGAGGCGTTAAACTTGTAGTCAGCAACAGGGTATGACTCTGGATCAAACTGCATATAACGATATGCCGCTTTCTTTACAAACGGGATTAGGAAAGATTGTTGGAAGTTAATTAGTGTGCGCTTATGTCTTTTGATCACAGCGCCTAGCGACATGCTAATCCCTGCCGCCGTAGCTTCACCGTTTATGCTTCCTGCTAACCCAGCTGAATCAACAGCGCCGGTTGCTTGCTGAACCATCTGCTGGAGTGCGCCCGCTTGCGCAAAGGTAATTTGATTCACTTGGCCAAAGTTGAAAGGCTGTAGCACCTCTCTTGGGTCTCCGCTGGTAAGAATCATCTTGCCAGGACGGATTTCAGGTTTTGCACCTCTGGGCAGACGAGTTGCATCAATTGCCATCATCGGATGGATTGTTAGACTAAGCGCATCAATGCGCGCACGTAACTCAGTATCCAACGCTTTTTGGCTGTTGTATCCCTTTTCGCAGACGCCTCGGCCCCAGAATCGGCCTGGCACTACGTCCCAAGGAAATGCAACAACAGGACGATCCTGCATCATGTAGGGATTTTCTTCTGCCTTTAGAAGAATGCCGCCGTTTGCAATAACAATGATTGCCTCAACGTAGTAGCTTTCTTCTTCTGTTGTATCTGCGTCTACATCTTCAAGCGCACCGTCAAGCAGATGACGAGGAACAAGCCCGTAATACTTTGTTAGGCGAATCTTGTCATCATTGTAGATGGTGATATCTTGATCGGGCTCAAGATCCGTGTCGGGTGCAGAAGAGCCAATATACTCTTTGCGATAAACGCCCTGCTCCTGAAGGATTTCGACAGAGTGACGGCTGACAAATTCATCAATGCAAACGCCAAGCGCTTCTTCTACGTTTGTAGCTACAGGGTCGATAAGGAAGTTCTGAGGAAGGACGGGCTTTAGTTTTACTTTAACTTTATCTTCAATGCTAATTCCTACCGCCTGAAGATCGCCATCCATAATTGGCTCAGTAGCTGGCGTCATTTCTTTTACTTCCTCAATAACAATCTCACCAATGCCGGTGCCAAATACCGCTGCATTAATAAGACACTCCGCAACGGACTTGCGGATCATTGAGTTTTCAAAGTCTTCGGTTAGCTTGTTTCTTAGGAATAAAACATCTTGTCGTTCGGTGTCTCCCATATTGTCGGAGACATCAAACCACTTGCCGCGACCAAAAGTCGCCTCTTCAAGTTCGGCTACATTAGACTCAACGGCCTGCTGAAGTGCAGGAGAGATGATGCGAGAACGCTCAGACTTACGCTCGCTATCAGCAGGATCCCATATTCCTCGCCATAGTCTGTAATATTCTTCAAAACGCGCTTCATAATTTGATTCATAGTAATCGCGCCAATTCTCACACTTAGTAATGACCCAATCTTCTATGGATTGTTCTATTACAATCGGGTCTTCTTCGTAAAATTCTGACATATCAGTACCCTGCTACCACATCTAAAATTTGGTGGTCTTCGATTTCATATTCGTAGTCATATGCTACGTTAGCTAACTGGTCAATATACGCTAGAGAATCAACCAAGTCATCGTGTGTCAAAGGATCAGGAAACTGAAACAGTTGATCAAGGAATCGTGAGTTCCACTCTCCCTTGTTTAGCGTTATAAAACCGTTCTCAAAACGGCCCTGTAACGCCCACATAATTCTATCTGTTTTTTTCTTGTTCCCGTGAGTTAATTCTTCAACTCTAAAAAAATTACCATATCTTTTTTGCAAGTCAGTTAGCGGCGACATTACAGCTTGCTTGGCGATTCCTCGCTCGATGCCCACACTAACGGGGCGATAATCTCTGACTGCCTGAAAAATTTTGGCTGCCGTTTCGTCAAGGCTCCAGCGTCCGTAGATAATATTATCAACAAACCAGCCATGCTCACTAACTTTAACAACGGCAATCGCAGTATCATCTAGCTTCGTGTTTTTTGTTCGTTTCTTGTTAACTTCCTCAAAGCCCGCCAAGTCAACTGCGATGTAGTAGTCGCCTACATCCGGCTCATCCTCACTAAAGCGTACCCAGTCTTCCTTAAACATCTCTGAACCGCGGGCTTCAAACGACGCCATAAATTCCTGACGAAACGCATAACTCGACATACTGCGTTTAGCAATATTAATTTCGTTTTCGTCCAATAGTGGATTGTCGTAAGAAGTAAAGTGCCAAGCCTTGTACGTTTCATCATCACCAAACTCCGCGTATTTATACAATTCGTAGAAATGGTTTCTTCCCATCGGCGTACCGATGAACATTGCACAGCCTTTTTGGTCGGCCAGAGCGGGCCTCAAAATTTGCTCAAATACTTCTGGCTTCATGTCAGCGTACTCGTCCATCACTAGGAACTTGAGGCTGACACCTCGCATGGTTTCTGGTCTGTCGGCTCCTTTGAGACTAATGGTTGCACCATTGACCAGCTTAATTTGAAGATTATTAATGTGACTATTAGCGATAACAGGATGCCCAAGTTCCAAGAGGGTTTGCCACATGATGTCTCTTGCTTGGCCCTGAGTAGGTGCGACGTAAAATACATGACCTCTGTCCGCTTGTAGTGCATTTACTATTAACATCCACGCAGCAAGACGCGACTTACCTGTCCGTCGTCCCGCCGCAACAATTTTAAAGCGAGTATCATCTGCCCAAACTTGCTGTTGCCATGGCAGAAGCTCGATATTTAGATCACTCAAAAGTTTAACCTTGGTGTTGCAGTCACCAATTCAAACGAAATAATGCTAACAAACGTCGAAGCTGACTCTGGCGTTAAAATTATTGTATCGCCTTCTTTTGCAACAAGGAATTCGCCGTACTGACCGCCAAATTCTAAGAAATCACCGCTGCCTACGTTTTTTCCTGCAAGGAAATCAATGTTAACAGCGCCATGAGTCCATCTAGCATCAATACTTTTACTGCTGCCTGTCGTGTTTGAGATAAACAGGTAGGTAACAACAGCATCGTAACCCGCAGGGACATCTAAAATTGTGTTAGCAGACCCCGCAGTAAGGGCATCACCGTGAGAAAACTTCATGAGTACGTCCACATGACTGGAGTTGTCTTGCGATCATCAACGTGAACGAAGCCTTTTGCAACCCCGATTCCCCCAAAATTCATTTTGAGCGCCCAGTGAACAACATTCATCCGCTCTACGCCGTTAGATACCGCAATGTCGGCAGCAATCCCTTGATTATGGGTGCCGGGCGTGGCTTTTGAGGCTTCGGCAGGGTGCGTTGCATCTCTGTAGCCCGAGGTAATCCGAAATGGAAAGCCGCACTCTTCGCGCAACTGATCCAATCGCTCTAGAAATACGTCATCCATTTCGTTTAGGTTCGTATGAGTACAGTTAAACTCTTCTAATCTAAAGAACTTCACCGTTGTCCCCATCAATTACCGTAGGTTGGATAGTAGTTGGATCAATATCTTTGACCTCTGCCGTACCCACGCCTGTTATGTTGATCTGAATAGCGGATTTGCCGCCACTTTGGACGACATCCTTCTCAAAAGCCGCCACAGGCAGTATCCGATCCATGACTAACTTCCATGCCGCTGCCTGATTCTTGTGATCATGATCTAAAGCAGCATCAAAGATGGTATCGAGTACCCGTTTGGACTTAGGGGATGCCAGCATACGAGATTTGTACTCGTTAATAATCGTGGCATCTCCCTTTGGGCGGCCTACTTTCCCCCTTCCCCCTGGAGAATTACCGGCCAGATCCTTTTTGGATGGCCTACCTGACTCCTGTTTGCGCTTTTTGATCTCTCGCTTTCTTCGTTGAACGTAAGATTCTTCCATAAAACTACTTAATCATCATAATCGTGTATGAATCCATTTGGCCTGCCTCTTCCGAAGTAGGTTTAGGGTCAAACCGAGTAGGAATACCTTGCTCTTGCATCTGCTTTATACGCTTCTTCGACGTTTCACACATCGAATGATATTCCGTGGGCGTATAGGAAACTGTATGGTCTTTGTCTTTCATGGTTCCTCCAAAAAAAAGAAGGCTCATTTGCCCTCCTACCCTCCCTATCCTATATATACTCCTATAGCTAAACAATACTCTGATCCTCTTTTTTTCTTTTTTCTTATTCAGAATCCCCAGCTTCCCCGTAATCCCCCTCTGTAGGGGGCGGGTTGAGTGTTCTATAGAACTTAATGGAATAAAAAAAAGATCATTTATGAGTTTTAGATCAATAACTTAAAGAGATCTGAAAATCCCCTATTTTGTATCTGGGTGGCACCCCCCGCGCGCAATGTTTGCAATCCCCCCTCCCCGTCCCAATTTCCCCCGACCGATTCGCAAAATGCAACGCAGAAAGAGAGGCAGACCGCGAGGCAAATAGAGAGGCAAAGTGCAATCTGTGTGGGTGAGTGTGTGTGGCTGAGAAGGAGCCACAAAAGACAACCCAAAAAGAGACAATCGAGAAATGTCACATTCAGAAAATAATTAAAAAAGTTTTGTCACATTCTGAAAATTGTTTGGTGTCGCGGGTTAGATTGAAACCATCAACAAGGCAACGCCACAGGAGGCGCACAGCATGAACTACGCAGAAAAAATCTCAGACTTGATCGAGCAACTAGTAGCAGACAACTACAACTGTCAGAGGCATTTTAACATCTGGAAAGAAACGCAGAACGAGGCCAACAAGGGCTTGTGGCTCACATACTCAGACAAAGTGGCAAAGGGCAGAGCCGAGCTGACAGCTCACGGCTTCGATATGGAAGCGGCGGACAAGCGCCGAACAAACAGACTACTAGGAAAGGCCGCATAACAAAGCCTAGCCGACCGGCCATCTTCGGGTGGCCTTTCGGGTGCGCTTTGCATCATCAATCAACAAACAGAGAGAGACAGACAATGTTAGGTAAAAAGACTTCACCTAAAGCATTACCCAAGCGACGCGGCTTTATTCTCTATCAAGGCCCATCAGTATTGGACGGCGCGCCGATTGTGGTAATCGCTACGCTGTCAACGTCCAACCTAAAAACCGGCGATGCCATACAGATTTGGATACTACGCGACGATATCAACCCCGTCGAAGCTACAAAGACCGGCGACGATTCGTCTATTTGTGGCAGCTGTCCGCATCGTCATTTCAATAACGGCGCGTGTTACGTCAATGTGGGACAGGCACCTAATCAGATCTGGAAAAGCTACAAGCGCGGATTGTATGAACAATACGACCACAAGCTACACGCAGACTATTTCCGGTCACGCGTCGTTAGACTTGGAGCCTATGGAGATCCTGCAGCCGTACCGTATGAAGTGTTCTTGCAGGTTACGCAGATGGCCCGAGCACATACTGGCTACACCCACCAGGCAGCACACAAAAATTTTGACAAGCGCTATTTCAGACTGTGCCAGGTATCGGCTGACTCACCTAAGCAAGCGACCAAATACCAGAAGCAAGGCGCAAAGACGTTCCGCGTGGCAATGGAAGGCGACGGACTATTACCCGATGAAATCGAATGCCTGGCGGACTCGGACGGCATCCAATGCGTAGACTGCAAGCTATGCGACGGGGTATCTCAGAATATCGCGATCGCTGTGCATGGATCGCGCTCAAACAAATTCAACACTGCAATCATTGCAAGGGGCTAATCATGGCGAAATGGGTAAGAATCATCGACATACTGGCGGACTACGATCCCGATGGGTTAACCGCTGAAATTTGGTACAGGCAAGGCGGACGGATGCCCTATTGCGTCCACTACAAAGACACTGAAACGGGGCACGCTGTCTATCACATCAGTTTTAAAACCGAAGAGAAGGCACGCGCTCATGCGATGAAGTCAACAAACAAAACGGAGGTGGCGCGATGAGTGATGAATTATTTGGGTACACGGTGGTTGATCGGGATGGCGGCGAGATGTTCACGTCAGAGCCAGAATACGAGACATACCAGGAAGCATTCCGTGCTGGTGATCACTCACTGTGCGATATGAACGGCGGCAGCCTAGAGATCTGGTTGTGGGATAACTGGCTAGACGATGTAAAGCAATCATGGGAGGCATGAACAAATGCAACTAACGACAATCCTGTATGTGATTCTGGTAACGCTCGCCGTGTTTACGACACTCGGCGGACTCATGGCAGCGCTAAATTTTAACTTTCCGGTGTTCTGGCTATGCGCTGTGGTGTCCGTGCTGTCGATCTGGTTGCTTTGTTACTTGGAGGGCGAACTGTAATGCCTTTGGAATTTATCGTTTTAGCGCTTTTAGTCTATGCGCCAGTGGTCGCGGTAATTAGCTGGATGGCATGGGATCAATTCAAAAACCTATAGGAGGGCGAGCGTATGAGCGAAATGGAATGGTGGCAACGCGGCGAGGCCGGCGAGCAAGTGCTTGATAACATCGAGTACTACCTAATCAACAACGACGATGTGGTCGGCTTCTGCCGATGGGCTACGGAGTTTGGCATCCATATCAGCGGCATCAGGAAAATCCTAGCGGTGCATAACGAGGAATCCGATGCGTCTGAATCGTCACATTCTGGCGGATAAAACTGACATGGCGGCAAGCCGCCTGTTAATCTTAAATCTCAACAACAAACGGAGTAATAACCCATGGACTTAACAACTGAATACGTCAGCAAGATCTGCCCCGAGCTACTCGCTTCGGAGGTAAAGATCCTCATTGATAACCTGCTCGACCTGCATGACCCGAGCGAGATTTACCCGCAGGTAGTTAGGGTAACGGCAAAGAGCTTGTTTCCCTACGTCGTTACAACTGAGCGCGTAGTCAAGTACCTCGATGGTAGAGACCGCATTGTTAACGCCATTGAGTTCCTGAAGGCGGCACACAACCAGCTCGACAAGATACCCAAGCTGTCAGATAACTGCGGCATGGCAATGCTCGAGATAAGCCAGTGGACTAACTATCTCAACGACGAGCTGCGAGAGCTGGAGGGAGGCAATGCAGAACAGCAATGACAAGTACTACCCTGAGACACTGCTCAAGGTTTATTTTAACTACTGTGCGGCCAATGATATCCGTCCGACGTTTGAGGACATGGACGATTTCATCAGCGAAATCCTTGGCAACAAACAGATAAATGGCATACCTTCATATAAGACAATCAATGAGGTGTTTAACAATGAATAACAAGATCTACATCAAGGTGGAGGCTATCGTCCCTGATGACGTTGACACCTTTGAGGGGGCGGACATTGATGACTTTGACAGGGCTTCCTGCGTAGCCAAGTTGTACGTTGACCCTGAAGACATCGAGGCAGAGTACCTAGTTATCAACTCCGGCGACAGCCATGAGTTCTGGGGGCATATATTCGATGAGCCAACAGAGATACTGTTTGAGCAAAGCTGCAGCTGGCATGGCCGGCCAATCATCAACGCATCGGAAGTATGCTGGGCGTTAGAGGAGTCGATACATTGAAAGACTTAAAAGAACTGCCAATGGATTCCCTCGAGGAATCATTGCGACAACTGCGAGAAATAACCGGCCCGCTGAAGGCGGTGCCAACGATACAGACAAGTGTTTGCGACTGGCACATGAATGACTATGTGGACATGGTGAAAGCTGATTACCGGCGAGGATGGGAAGACGCCATGATGAGCAACTCAAACCTTAATGCCTCTATCCATTACACCTACGGCTACGATGACTGCAAGGAATGGAAGCTCAGCAATGGATACTGATCTATGGCAATGCCTCGTTTGCCAGCAGTGGATGGAGCAAAGATACTTGGATGAAGACCAGGTATGCGTAGACTGCAATGAGCTTGAAGGCAAAACTGAGCCCGAACAAAAACAGGAGTGGAAGGAGTTTGAGCCTTACTGCTAAACTTCCCACGTCCAAGGCGACTACTGTACTCCTCGCCTGTTGAGCCGGTTGGCAGCGCCCCGGTGGGCAATAATCGCTGCACCTACCCTTCAGTGGCACGATACTTGCAAAGTGTTAGCACTTGACATCAACGCCCGCTATGACACCCTATCCAACTATCAACCAATGACCCAGCAGCGGCACAGGAGTAACTATGACTACAGGCCTAGAAGAGGCACGAACAATCCGAACGGAGGAAGACGTACTGGCGACACTGCTATCTTATCTTCACTTGCACTATGTGAAGGTGGCGAATACAGAAGAGCCGCACGTGAGTATTCCAATAGACCCAATGGAACTAACTCAAATCGTCGCCGTGCTTGCGCGAGCAAACACGATGCGAGGTATACGTCCATAGGGTTCCATTAGGGGGAATAATGGAACATCCGTTAGAAGAGTATTGCAATACAGAGCACCAAAAAAAATTAGTTAGGCTGCGATATATAGATGGCTTGAGTTGGAGTCAGATATCAAGCACAGTCGGCTCTGATAAAACTAATGCAAGAAACGCTCTTAAAGCAGTAGAAGGGAGAGCGGCTAAGGTTGGCTATGCGCCGAAGTACGATCATGTTCACGCCGTGCCGCCTGGCTACGCAGTCAAAGGATCTTCAACGCTCTACAAAGATGGTGCAGTTTCTCTTCAATGGATAAAGACTGAGGCAGATAAGCAGGCTCAGTTCGATGCGATGATCAGCCGCATTGAATTGGCATGCGAAGGCATCAAGCCATGGAAGCCAGTCAAGAAGCCAAAGCAAATTGAAGAAAATCTTTTATCGCTTTTAGTCATAACCGACTTTCACCTTGGTTCATATTGCTGGGGCGATGAGACTAGCGAGGACTACAACACCGACATGGCTCGCGAGCTATTCCTGTCCAGCATCAAAGACATGATAGACAGCACCCCTAAATCAAAGGTCGGGCTGCTCTGCAATCTCGGTGACTTTTTGCACTGGGACGGACTGCTCCAAATCACTCCCACTTCCGCTCATATCCTCGATAATGACAGTAGGTACAGCCGTATCGTCGACATAGCGATGACGGTTATGGACGAGGCTGTGCGGATGATGCTGGAGAAGTACGAGAAAGTCGTCTTCGTTTGTGCCGAGGGTAATCATGATATCGCCGGCTCCATATGGTTGCGTAAGTTCATTAGAAAACTGTACGCCAACGAGCCAAGGCTGGATGTTATCGACAATGACTTCCCTTACTACGCCTACAGGCACGGCAAGACACTGCTTTGCTTCCACCACGGGCATAAAGTAAAGATGGATCGGCTGCCTAAAGTGTTCTCAAGCGAGCCTAGATTCAGAGAGGAGTGGGGTAAGTCGACGATGGCGTACATCCATAGCGGACATTATCACCACGAGCGAATATTGGAGGACGCAGGGGCCGTCATGGAACAGCACCCTACGTTAGCGTCAAGAGATTCATACGCCACTCGTTTGGGGCTTATGTCCCAGCGAGGCGCAAAGGTCATCACATACGACGCTGAAGACGGAGAGGTTAGTAGGATAACGATTAGGCCTAGAGCCTAAGCAGTTTCCTTAGCTTCTTCGCTCAAAGCCCCCTCAATGGCAGCCCTAGTTGTAAAGGGCTTGCCTTTAGCGTCAGTGAAATACTTAATGCCTTGAGCATCCAACACCTTGATTAACTTCGGCGACGTATACGCCTTGAAGATGTGGAACAGGTCGCGGTAGTACAAGTATTCAGTCTGATCTTTCATTTAATTCTCCGTTTAAAAAAAGCCCCGCGGGGTTAGGCGGGGCAATAGGCGTAGGAGCGCCTTCTCACCAAGGGATATCTTCAGTTGGCGCAGGAGCTGGCTGTCGTGCCGGCTGTTGAGCGGATTGATCAGCGCTTGGCTTCCAAGTATTCAACTCAGCATACCATTTGCCTGATCGACCTTCTTTGATTTCAATGTTCATCCACTCTGAATCTGGGTCTGCCTTCTTGCGAGCGGCAACCCAAGGGCCAAACTCATCGAGCTTAATTGACAGCTTTAGCTTTACAAAGTCTGGGGCATTGTCATCGGGTAGTTTAACCAGCAGGCCATCTACAAAAACTTTTTGATCACTCATAACATCTCCTCAACGGGTTGGTTTTCATTACTTGATTTTCATAGGTGGTAAATACACCACCTTTTGATTGCGCCAGATTCAAAGCCTCCTTTACCTCATTTGGCGTCTCTTCTATGATGCACCGCAGTGTCTCCCACTCTTCGTTAGCCACTGCGCTTTTGACTTGGGCAATAAAATCGAACTCCTCACGTATTACTTTCATGTACGCAAGGAATTCTTCTTCACCGGTTACCATCCGCGCTTCGCACCGGATGTTGCGTTGTTAGCATCGTCGTCTTTGTCAGCTCCGATACCTAATGCCATTGATAGGCTGTAACGCTTTGCATAGGTAACTGCACTGCCGAACGCCTGTGCTGTTGGCTTGTCTGCCCGAACAATCATCTTGCCAGTTGATAGGTGCTCACCATGCCCATAAAGGACAGTCTCGATACAAGCGCCCACCTCACACTCATGGCTAATCTGCTGGATCATTATGCCGTGCCCATTCAAAGCTTCCTTGGCATAGTCCCAAAGATTTTCAAAGTTAACGTAGCTACTTTTAAAGTGAGGGTTTACTGATTCTGCTTTGGCGTGAGATAGCTCCTGTTGAACTTCAAGAAGCTTTTCTATTAACGTAGTCATACTGCCTCCTTCATTTGATTGAGCTTGCAGTCTACAAAACTTTTTAAAACTTTGCAAACCTTTATATAACTTTGTTGACAGATCGGCCAAAGTCGTTCAGAGTTGAGAGCTTTCACCACAACAAAAAGGGGATAGAAATGCAGGACGAATGGGCAGACTACTGTGACGCAGTAGGTAGCAAACCCACCTTTGTAATCAAAGAAGAACTAATCAACGAAGCCTTTCAAAACCAGCAATACCAAACAAAACAAAACGGATCATCTCTCTCACGTTTGCGAGGCGTTGCAGTCAACAGCCGCATAGAAGAGCTTGAGATGCGCCTAGCGAAAGAAAGGGACGTTATCCCGGGGATGATTACCACCGGCACTGTAACACTCGTATACGCGCCCTCAGGAGCTGGTAAGACCGTGTGGATTCTGGGCAACCTATTTCAGAGTATTCGGAATAACCTGATAAAAGGCTCGGATGTGATCTATTTTAACGAAGATGACGGAGCCAAGGGCGTACTCCAGAAAGCCAAGATGGGCCACAAGCATGGCATGACCATGATTACCCTGGCTAACTCTCCAGATCCTTCGCTACGCACGACAACTGACGCGCTCCATTTACTAAATGCCATCCGCGAAGAGGGAGAGGCTGACGGAAAGATCGTTATCTGTGACACCCTCAAGAAGTTTGCCCCCGTCCTCAACAAGGGAGACATGCGAGAAGTCCTTCACGTGTTCCGTGAGTTCGCCGCTGCTGGCGGCACAGTCATCCTGCTAGGCCACTGCAACAAGCACCGGAGCATGGACGGGCGGCTGATCTATGAGGGCGTAGGTGATCTGAAGGCAGACGTAGACAATATGTTTGGTCTTGATCCCGTCAACGACAAGTTTGCCTTCTATCAAGAGCTGTTAGTAATCAATGAAAAGGATCGTAGCCAAATCAGCTTTGAAGGCGGATTCAAGTATAAGCAGACCAGTGCGACAGTGGGGTATGAAGAGTCAGTAGATTCTGTGCAGTTCATGACAGTCGACGACATCAGCGAACTTAAAGAGAAACAACGAGCGCAGATCAATATAGGTAAAGCCATCAGCAAATACGAAGACGAGTACGTGCTTCTAAGTAGCGTTATGAAAAGTAACAAAATGTTTAGCCAGTCTGACCTTCTTCAGCTTTTACATGATGACGAAATTAATCCCAATGGATGCACCAGAAAGAAGCTTCTTAACTGCATTGATTTGCTCAAAGGAAACAACCTAAAGCTAGAAAGACGTGGCGAACACGGCAAGAAATTTTACCGTTGGGTTCCAATGTAATCCCCAGAATACCCAGAATCCCCAGAATACCTCTAATCCCCTTCTGTAGGGGGCGGGGTAGCCTAGACATAGGGGGGGGGCTAAATAAGGGTATTAGGGGGAAACTGGGGAAACTGGGGAAACTGGGGAAACTGAATGGATACATCACACCGCTGGCTTGTTGACACTAAAGACAAGATGAACTTTTTTATCGCTTTCGTTACTACACAGTTTGGTGACGGCAAGAAGATACTGTACGCAATCAAAGACACCACCCGCAGTGACAGGCAAAACAACGCTATGCACCTGTGGTTCCGGCAGATAGCACAGGAGCTAAACGACGCGGGATACTGGGTACGACATCCCTTTAGTGACAAACTGGAGATACCCTTTACGGAGGTGCTGGTCAAGGAAACCCTCTACAAGCCCATCATTAAGTCCATGTACAACAAAAGCTCCACAGCTAATGTAACCCCCAGGGAACTCTCAGAAGCCGCTGAGGTGCTAATTAGGTGGCTCTCAGAGCATAAGGGCGTATATGTACCCTTCCCCCAACAACTAAAGGATCAACTAAAGTGAAAGTTCTTGATTTATTTGCAGGGATAGGCGGATTTACGCTCGGGCTGGAGCGGTCAGGATTTGAGGCAGTCGCCTTTTGTGAGATAGATCCATACGCTCAGAAGGTATTAAAAAAGAACTGGCCGGAGGTGCCAATCTATGACGATGTACGAACAATCACAGCAGAGCGATTGGCTGCAGACGGAATTAGAGTTGATGTCATCACAGGAGGATTCCCCTGCCAAGACATCTCAGTTGCAGGAAGCCAGGCAGGAATCGAGGGCGACCGAAGTGGGCTGTGGTCAGAGTGCGCCCGTTTACTTGGGGAGCTTCGACCCCAATACGCCATCTTTGAAAACGTCACAAACCTGCTTAATGGAGAACGGGGAGCTTGGTTTAAGCGAGTTCTCTGGGACATTTCCTCGCTCGGGTATGATGCGGAGTGGCACTGTATACCAGCTTCCGAACTTGGCGCGCAC